CCGATTTGGTTTTTTTTTTTTTTTTTTTTTAATTTTAGAATTTTATTCTATTAAAGAAATAAACGATGGGATCCTTAATAGGATCTCTTACCATGCCAAAATTCGTCAAAGGTAGCGGACATCTCGGGGTTTCGAGAGACGTATTGCTTTAGGGTGACGTAATCGGTTAGGTTGTCGTTAGGAGGCACATTAAACACTGAAAAATTCCATTTATCTTGAGAAGAGAAACTGCCATGATAGTGGCGAAGATTATCTACAATTTCACGATAGGTGGGAAAGTTGGGAAAGGTGTACTCTAAAGATTCAACATCAAATTCGGGAAGTTGATACTTCCACTTTTTAAATGTTTTCATTAGATGGTGCGTTGGGACCGGAGTAGAAGGACGAAATGAGTCGTAAACCATTTTACAGAGGAGATGGAAATGAGCGTCTTGTCCACAGGCTGCGTAAGCGAGTCCGAGGGCGCGGGCGGCGTGAATCCATTCACGTTCGGCGGGGATAGGCCGTTCTGGGAAGGCAAGTTGGGCAACTAGCTTTCCAATGGGACGAGTGGGTAGTCCATAGTTGTTATCGTAGCTAAGAAAGGTGATCTTGGAACGTAAGTTTGTGTAAACGCTTTTAAGAATAGAGAGGGCCATTCCATGTCGGGAGGCGGAATATTCTTCAAGGAAGGACATAAACAGACAGACGCGATTAAAATTCTGAGTAAGGAAGATGAGGTTGTCATCGCCCATGACGCAGAAGAGCATCTGATAACATTCTTGCGTGGTGAAGCCAAATTCCAAAAGACAATCAATGATGATATACATGTTGCCAAAGCTGTCAAGAAACTGAGTATTGAGGAGTCCGGAGGGAACTCCACCATGAGAACGAACAAAGGCGAACCCATCGAAGGATAGATACGTCATTGAAAAATACCATGAAGTTAGGAAAATTAATACATTGTAAATGCGGCGAGCAAAAGAGTGTAGGTCATCCGAGGAAGTCGGATAGAATCGGGTAGGCATATAGCCTTGGGACACGATCAAGAGTGAGGCTAGAAAGTCGAGAAAAAAGGCGACTATAACATAGCGAGGTAGACGTTGGTCAAATTGTGACCAGTCGAGGGAAATGAAAGACAGAAAATCAAGGGCTAGTCGGTCAAGGAGAGACATAGCGCCACGAAAGGTTTCGAGTCCGTGAGCAACACAGCATTCAGGGGAACGAAGCTGGGCGAGAGCGGGGACAACGAGTGTCTTTTCAATGTGTAAGAAACGGTCATCAACTGAATAAACAGGGCGAATTTTCTTTGGTTCTTGCGGATCACGGAGTGAGATCTGTGAGCGAATGAAGAGCTGAGAGGGGTGCTTGGCGAACCAAGTGTCCATTAAGAACTCTTCGACTTCGGGGTCGAAATTGCCAATAGGAAATGGTCGTCCATCATATTTTATGTGATGAAATTCGGTTCTAAAAGTATTCAAAGTTACGTTGATAAAAGAGCCTTTTGAGGTAGGCTTGTCAGAGTAACGAGCTGGGTGCGAATACTTAGCGAAAACGCGTGTTTCTGGATCATACTTGGAAAAGTACGAGGCGGAAGTGTTGAGCGGTTGT